GCCGTTGCATCCCCCGTCCCTTGCGCCAGGCCGCATATCGACGCTGGGGGTTGGCAGGGATCCAGACATCCCACCACAGGCCGTAGCGATTCCATTCGATGCCAAGTGTCCGCTCAGTCAGACACCGTGTGGCCACCCATGCCGGCAAGCAGACCGAGAGATAGACACTCGCAAGCCAGGGCACCTTGAGGACACCAGTCACGGTCTTGTAGGCGCGGCCACCGACCATGGCCGCCGTGCCACCCACGCGGAACGACATCTCCAGGTCACGCCCCCCCAGGTGCCATTCCCCGTGCAGCAGATACCGCCCGCGATGTTCGAGTCCCAGATTACCGTCATGCCAGGCAGACGGATAGAGGCCCGCAAGCCAGTGGAAGCGCAGACGCATGCGTGGCCCTCAGTAACTACTTTTGCTCGCTTTCTTGCGCTTCACCTTCGCAGGCAATGGCTTCGTGGGTGTACTGGCAAACTCTTCGAGCTGCTCAGCGCTCATGTCCACGTCGGTCTTTTTGCCCCGGCGTTTCTTATCCAATTGGACGGCCATAAACGCCTGCTGGGCCTTTGATTTACTAGGCACTGTACGTCTCCTTAGCGAAACCAAAATCCTTGCCTGAGCCCCGTGGGCATCGTCCCTGCCAGGCGCGTCGGGCTATGCACCTGCACCGTCTCCTGTTCCTGGTAGCCTATGGCAAACGTGCGGAGGGCATCCGCCGCGTGACTGGCCCAATCGTGGAGCGGGTGGTCTGTCCAATCCTTGCGCGTCTCGCTCCACTCCCGCCGGTACGCTGCCAGCGCTTGCAGGCCCTCATGACAACGTTCCTGATCGAAGACGAAGCGTGGGAAGAGCATGCGGACCGCCGCAATGCCATCGGCGACACTGCCCTGCGGCACCACCACCCCGGGCTTCAGCCCTAAGCTTTCGGCCAGGGCAAAGCGCGTGCGGCCATCGCTCGAGAAATCGCGCGCCATAATGTCATGCGGCCAATACACGCGGCCCAAGGTATAGGGCTTCTCCTTGATCACCTTGGCATACCACTCGAGGCCATGATCGGAGGCCTCGAGGTAGTCAATCACATGGATCATGCGGCCTACCACTTGCAGAAACCAGATGGCGGTCGCATCGCTCACGCCTAAGTCGAACGCCACATGCACGGGCACGCTCGGGTCGTGGGGCACGCGCGTGATCCGCTGTTCCTCACGGGCCGTGTCGAGGTACGCGCCGTAGTACGACCCCACCAGGGCGCTCTCGAAGCTACATTCGAACTCCTGGGCGTATTGCTCAGGGGCCATCACCTGACGCGCGGCGTCGAGTTCGTCCTGCGGCAGAATGCCTGTGTCGCTGGCGCGGTAGCAGGCCGTGTGCCACCCGGCATCCCCTTGGGCTTGCTGGTACAGATCGTAGAAGTGGTTGTGGCCCATGGGCGTGCCAATGAACGTGGCCCAGCCCTGGCGGTCGGCGAGGGCAGGACGCACAACCTCACTCCAAATACGCGGGCGCATCTGGGCGTACTCATCGAACACGGCGCCATCAAAGTACAGGCCACGGAGAGCGTCCGGGTTATCGGCGCCGAAGATCTGAATACGCCGGTCGCCCATAAGATCGACCCGCAACTCCGCTTCGTTGTGCTTCGTGCCCCGGATGTCCTTCGTCATATGTTTTAACAGGTCCCAGGCAATCACCTTGCCCTGACGGTAGAGGGGGGCGAGATAGGCGAAGCGTGGCGAGCGCTCGGCATGGCAGAAGGCGTCACGAATGAGCAGTTCGAGGGCCAGCACGGTCTTGCCGAAGCGGCGATGACAGACCCACACGTTAAAACGCTGGCGCTCCTCGAAGAGGGCGTATTGCTGCGGGCGCAGGGGGGGCAAGTGGAGCTCAATCACGCGGCGCGTCCTCCTGCTTGCTCATCACGACCTTGACCACCTCGTTCAGCGGGGCGCCGTCCTTGCCGGTCTGTTCGGTGCGCTCGACATAGCCGCGATCCTTGCCGATAGTCTTCAGTGCCAGGGTAATGCCCCAGGCCTCGCCCTTCTGAATAGACTCCCAGAGTTTCAACTCGGCCATATCAAGCAAGGCGCCACGCTCGGCATCCTTCGCGGCTTGGACGGTGGGATGGCGCTCGCAATAGTTCTTAATCGTCGAGACATGGCACCCAAGGCGTTTCGCGGCAAGATACATGAGGCCCTTGGTTTCCTGTAAGGCAGCGATCATTTGGGCTGCCGTGTAATGTTCTTTATCAGCCATAACCAGAAAGTTCAGAAAGTTCAGGTTTTGAGCGCGAGCCAGCCCGCAAAGTTGAGACAGCGCCAGAAACACTCGACCTGGCGAAAGCCGGCATCGCGTAATATCTCTTCATTCCATCGCGCCGTCATCGGCACGAGGATGCCTTCTAAGCTCAGGCGCTTGCGCTCGATTTCCTCGCTCGTATAGCCCTGCTGGCTCTTGAGTCCGTAATACTCCTCGACCCAGAGCGTATTGAAATCGGCCGTGGCCCCGAGAATCTTCTCGACGAGGATCACGGCACCGCCCGGTTGCGTCTGCTGGTATATGCGCTGCACGAGTCCCTGGCGATATTCGAGCGGGAGAAACATCAGCGTCAGGATCGCTAGCGTCAGGGCCTGGATCGTCGGCGGATAGGTCGTGCGTAGATCGGCCTGCTCGATACACACGGGGACCGGCACAAGCGTGCCGTAGGCATCACTGTGCTGGGCCGTGGCAAAGCGCGCGGTGGCCGCCTCAACCATTGGCAGACTCGCATCGAGGCCCGTATAGGTACAGGCCGCGCCGTAGTGCGTCACAAAGGGCGCGAGGGCATCGCCCAGGCTACAGCCAAGATCGAGGATATGATCCCCCGCGTGGACCACGTGAAAGCCGAGGCGCGTGACGAGGGCACGCATGGTGGCCAGTTCGGGAATCGAACGCGCGAGCATATCCTGAAAACAGGCCGTCACGGTCGTATCAAAGGCCCAACGACCATCGGGGAAATGTCCCAGGCTGGTACTCATAGCAAGACCTTCTCGGCAATCGTCCGTGCCAGGTGTGCCATCATCACGGGAGGCACAGCCCGCCCGATGCGCTCCCACTGCTGGGCATACGTGCCGGTGAGCTGAAAATCATCCGGGAAACTACCGAGGCGCTTGAGTTCGGCAATCGAGAAATAGCGTTTTTCGAGGGGATGGACAATCGCCGCCGCAGAGATAAGGCTAGCAGGAGCCGTCATAGTCGGCGATGGTTTATCAAGCGCGGGCTTCTGAAGGCTAAAATACTTCGCGCTCTTCTCGCCAGGCTGCAAGGTATTCCATTCCCGGCCTATCGCATAGCGCGCGATATCGGTTTCGGCTTCGACCAATTCAAGGTTTTGATGGCTTGTCTCTGGCTTGTACGATAAGCCAGCCGAGACCGTGGGCGAAGGCAGATCGGCCTGGCGCCAGGTCGGACCATACTTGCCGCGCACAATCCACGGCAGGGCATCCCGCACGCTATAGCGATACGGCAATGGCTGCGGGAAGGCCGGCGCACGCGGGAGATCGGCCCGCACCCCGACAAAGAAAATGCGCTGCCGCGCCTGCGGGACCCCAAGCCACTGCGCATCAAGCAAGCGCGCTTCAACCGTATAGCCGCAGGCACGCAACCGTGCGAGGATTTGCTTGAAATAGCCCTTGGCCACACCTTTCACGAGACCACTCACATTCTCGGCCACAAAGACTTTGGGCTGGAGGCCTTCGAGCAGCCGCGCATACTCGAAAAAGAGGTCATCCGTGCGTTGCTTCGTATCAGAATAGGCTTTGACCTGGCCCCAGCCCTTCGCCCGCTTGCCGGCCGTCGAGAAGGAGGCGCACGGCGGTGAGCCATCGAGAAGATCAAGCTCGCCAGGCACGAGGTCGCAGGCCGTTAGGATGTCCTGGGGGTCGATCGTGCGGATATCACGCGGGTCAAGGAGCGTTGTCGGATTGTTCGCGCGGTACGTGTGACGCGCGGCCTCGATAAACTCATTGGCCCAGAGGATGCGATAGCCAGCCATGCGATAGCCGAGGCATGAGCCGCCAGCCCCGGCAAAGAGGGAGGCTACACGCAAGCCGTGCCCTGGCACGGCCGCAATCTCGGCCATCGAGGGCACCTGGTACGGTGGCTTATTTGGCCTTTCCAGACCACGCATAGCCGCACTGTGGGCAGCAGTAGTCTGTCGCAAGATCATCATCATAGGCCTGAAAATCTTCCGGCGCGGTCGCCGTATCGAGCACGGGAATGATCCCGTGCCGTTCGCCAAGAGACGTGAGGAGTTGCTGAATACTCGCCTGCCCACTCGTCACGGTCTCGAGGACCGTCGCTAATGCCGCGCGGCTCGCCTCAGCCATGGTGCCGAGCGGGTCATACGTGGCAAGCAGATAGGCCGCTTCGTCATCATCCAGATCCAGCACCAGGCAGGGCCATTCCTGCGCCGGGTCGAGGGACTTGCGCAGATGCCCGTCAATGATACACAGGCCGCCCTGGCGTGGGCTCTCGTAGACAAGGAGCG